AGAGAGACCCCCCCTTTTACATATACTTAAGAAGTAACCCGACACAAGGCAACACAAGAAGTAATCCAAAGCCTATCATCTGTAATGGTACAGCGTTGTCTAGGTCAGTTAGTGTACCTACTAGACTGGCACAAAGCATAAACACAATAGGTATCAATATAAACAAATCCATTAGTCTTCTCCATAGGTAAATACCCTAGCTAGTTCTTCTTGTGAGTAGTATGTATGATAATACAATGGTTCTTCTGACCACTGAGTGTTACAGCCAGAGCAGTACCACTCTATCTTATCATCTAGTGCATACAATGCTTCTGCTTCTCCGTCATTACAATGACGACAGACTGCTGTAGCCATGCTCATGCTCTGTTCCCCTCCCTTGTCTTCATAATCTTACCATCCATAAAGCCTGACTTGTACTTCACATGGTACTGTGGTTGCTTGTCCTTGTTATAATCATTGTTATAATCACCAGTGTGATACCCTGCATAGTAACCCATCACATAGGCATCATCATACTTATTTCTTTTCATAGTCCTAGTTCCTTCTTCTTCAAGTCTGGATTAAAAAACTCTCTGTATTCCATGCGTGGCATATCTGCCCTGCCGCATGGCTTGCCAAAGACTGCCTCGTATTCTTCCTCTAGCATCCTGTCGGATACTCTGGCGTTGTGTCCTTGTGGTGCGTCCCTTTGTTTAGCATACAGGTCACGCTTTGTCCACCATGTTTTGAAGCCTGAAGCATCGCCATTCCAGTCATGCTCTTGTGCTATCTGCTCACACATCTCAACACACTGTGCATATGAACGCTCATACTTGTTGCTTGGTTTCATTATCCATCCCCTTCTGCTTGTACCTGTGAAGCCTAAGCGTCAGCCATTCTATCACAGTCATTTCCCTTTCGTCAATAGGTAATTCATCTAGGATAGTCTGTAAGACTTTCTGGTGTAGTAAGTCCACGCTACTTAGCATATCTTAACCCCTTCAAGAACCATTGCTTGCTAGTGTCCGTGTTCCAGAAGCCACCATCATTAAGGAAACATTCATAGACTACGCAAGCCTCATGTTCCATCTCATCATCCCTCCAGATACACAAGTCAAACACTCGCTCACCTATGTGAACACCATACCAGTCATTATCTTCATCACGATTAAGCCTATCCTTTTGAATGTCAGGTTCAGTATGATAGAACCCAGTCAGAAATCCTTTTTCAAAGTCGGATAACATCAGTTTGTTTTCATTCTTCATTGTCCACCACCAGTTTGATTGCTGTATTGAAGTCTAGTTTTGTGTCTTCTTCTGGTTCAAAAACTATCTCAAGTTCCTCATCATCCTCAAAGAAGAAGGTTAGCGTCATGTCCATACCATCATCATTGTCTAGCTGATAATCCACTGGGCATATGTCTAGCCATTCCCAAAAGTCCATGCGTTTACTCATTGTCTTGCGTCCTCTATTGTTAGTATCACCATTGCTATGAATAAGCCTAGTACTACACCAGTCCATAGCGTAAAGATTATCATTGTCATTGTGTCCATGTCAATTCCCTTCCTTATCCGATTACAAATCCTGATGCGTCCTGCTTCGCCTTACCCTTGGCATACAGTCCCACCACTACACCTTTAGGGTCAAGAAAGCGTAAGTCATCCTTGTCGCCATCTATCACCTTGAAGCCTTTGAAAGTCTTTGGCATGGTGTCCTTGTGTCTGAACACTACTGCCATATTGCTATGCTTATGCTTATTCATGGTTGTCATAATCATAGACTGGTACTTGTCGCTTGCTTCGCTATAGGATAGCGTCAAGTGATAGTTACTTGGCAATGGTCTTGATAGTCGATTAGCGTCCTTGGTGTAGTCATAAAACTGCACTTCTGGAAACTCATTTTCCATATCAATGTAATTTTCCCATCTAATATCACTAGTGCCATTTAGTCTAACACAAGCCTGAACACCTTTCTTCTTGCAATACTTACTGAAAGCCTTGATATCTTGTCGTAACTGGTCAAGGAATAATTCCCGATAGTCACGCCAAAAGATAGTCTTGCGTATCCGTGCCGCTTGTACATTGTTAAAAGCACCACGTCCTGCACTATCAAGGCATCCTGCTTTGCACCCTGCAAGGACTGCCATAGGGCATAGATTAACCCCATCGACCTTATCTGCTGGTGCTAGATACATGATAGCAGTTAAGTATTCACTACCATCACCTTTGATTGTTTTGGCGTTATTACCCACGCCTAACAGTTTAAGTTTCATAGTATCACCCTTTCTAACTGTTTACAGGATACAACGATAATCTATTACCGTTGCACCTGTCAAGGCTAATATGTTCTGGTAATGTCACGAACACCACCGAACGAACGCTTGCTAAGAAAAGGAACAGATAAATATCTGCTAGTCTTACCTAAGTGAAGACCAGTAAAAGTGCTACCAAAAGATAGACCATACCTGTTCTTGACTACACGCTTGCGCTTGCCATAGACTGCTACTGTTTTACCGAATAGTTTTGTTGTGTAAGTTTTCATGATAGTTTCCTACTAGCTAGACGGATACACCATTGTATCCTGTAAGCAGTCAGAAAGGTAGCCTGACATCCTCGCGCCACCTGACATAAACAGGGTTTTATAGCGTCTCTGGCTAGGGCTTTCCATCCGTCCGTGGTGGTCTGCTAACCTTATCCTTTAAAGACCTAGCATTTTGGCTAGTAGTCTGCAGGTTTTATAGATGCCTCGTCATCTTGTATTCTATTATTCATATTCTGTCTTACTTGTCAATCGTCTTATTTTAATCTTATCAAAGTTAGGCCTAGCTCGTTGCATCTTAGCTTTACGTTTCCGCTTATCCACTTTGTTATCTGTACCTAGTACCTTGTCGCTAGTGGTAAGCTTGTGTTCCTTTGATGCTTGTATTATGCCCACAAGCTGAAACAAAACACAATAGGCAAAACGCAAAAAGATGAAATAAAATGATAAGTCATTGAAAACAAACAAAAGAAAATGCAAAAACAGATAGAGAAACACAAAGAGACAAAGCAAAACGCCAAGGAAACGTCAAAGCATACGTCAAAAACCCGTCATGGCACGCATGAGATACGCCAAGCAATGCCAAAGCGTCTGTTTTTTGACAGAATGAGGCGTGCGTGCGGAATCATTAATCTCGCGTGGGCGTGGGGGTGCGCGAACCTTCTTTCTTATTATATACCATCTCAGATTTTTTTGAGTATTTTTGGTTGGTATATAGGGTAACACCACAAGAAGAACAAGCCATAGTACCATATAGTACCCCTAAGACCCCCAAGTGTGACCAAAGTATAAGCTTATATATGCACAGGGGGGTCTCTTCCATAGGGTAACTTTAGAGATTCAACCAGCCTTCTTCTTGTTGTGTTCTCATAGTAGATACGTTTAAGCCATTCATAAACTTATATAGCTCTTCTTCTAGTAGTTCATTCCTTTTACTAACCATTTGCTTGTCAGCATCAGCAGCCATCTGGTCTACCCAGTACTGAACAGCCATAGCTAATACGTCAAGTCTATCATCGTGAGCCAAAGCACCACGCTGTTTAGTAATCCTAGTCAACTGATACGTCAGCATATACTTCACAGCCCTCTCAGGCGGCATAGACTGTACGCTATCGTAATCCTTTTGAATTACTTTAGGGTCTATAACTAGCTTGTGTTGGTTCATGACAGGCTCTAGCGTGTCAATAATCCTATGTTCCTTCTGCTTGCTGTGGCGTACCTCTTCCATACTTACTGGGTAAGTCTTCTCTAAGTATGGCTTCATAAGCTCAGTGAACATACCGTCACCAAAGTTACTCTCAACCAGCACCATATTAACCCTATGCACCTTAGCAAGGTCTGCAAGGGTCTGTAGTGTCTCCTGAGAATACCCACCAGCAATACCACCAGCGTCTACAACGTAAAGGAAACCATTAAGCATCTTCACAATGGCGTATGCAGTCTCGTCAGAGCCTCTACCAGAGGGGTCAATGGCAAGGATACTACCTGTATACTCAGACCGCCCTAGCGTCTCCTCAGGGGCATAGAACTTATCCCCACTGAGACCTACGTTAGGTAACTCATTGAGGGGCTTCATGATGCCATATACCACCTTTTCAGGTGCTGTGTCCCTGTCACAGGACATAATCATTAAGTCTGCAAGCTTTAGCGGATACTTATTAGCGTCAGAAAGACTAGTATCCAACATAAACTGGAGAGCAAAACCAGACCTACCATAACTTAGTTCTCTTTCTAACAAGTCTTCGTCATCAAATCGCTTAGAGTCCGTAGGAAGCCCGTAGACAGCCTCTAGGTTGTCCTGAAGGTATTCATACAGCGAGGGAGCTAGACGGCCTCCATAGGCCTTCTCTGCCCTTTCTAGGGTAGGGTATCTAGCTGGCCAGACTCTCATGTCATAACCACGAGTAGTAAGGGTATTATAGAGGCTCATCTCGTTCTGAGGTGTACCTAGATAGATAATCTTACCGTCAGGCTTAAGAACAGCGTCAAATTCCTTAACAGTCTCCCCAAGTTTCTCACGCATCATGTGTGTCATTGAGTTGTTGGGTACTTCAACGTCATCAGCAATGATAATGTCAGCACGAGAACCAGTCAACTGACCAGTCACACCCACTGACTTAACGCTAGGAGACCCTGAGGCCTTCGCTGGGGCTACGTCAAAGGCAATCTTAGACCACCTCTGCCCATCCTTTGCCACTAGGTGTTGGCATATAGGTAGCTCAGTAATAATCCTCTGTGTAAATGTAGAGAAGTCATCAGCCCTAGCCTTACTAGCAGACACCACCATGAACTTAAGCTGTGGGTCTAGGAGGAGTTGGTGTACGACATAGGCTGCTGTGATGTAGCTTTTACCTACCCCACGAAAGGCTTCAATAATGCAACGCTTTGGTGAGTGCTGTAGGTAGTGTGCTATGTCGTATTGAATAGGTGTTGGCTCTGGGAGTCCTAAGTGTTGCCATACAAGATAGGTAAAGTTCCTAAAGTCTTGTAGTTGTTCTGGTATCTTAGTCATCATACATAATGTCTATAGGGTGGTCATGAGTATCTTCTGCTTTAGCCCACACTGCATTGATTGGTGCTACAGAAAACTCAAAGGTAGTATCACCAATCTTGTGTCCTGACACTGCTCCTTCTATCTTGAAGCCTGTAGCAGCAGTAGGTTCAGTAGTATTAGTACCAAAGCCTACCTCAATAGTATGAGCATCGTGATGGTTCTGAATACAGAGATAAGTACGAGTATGGTCTTCATCTAGTATCTTAGTCCAGTTACCACCAGTCAGTGTCTTCTGTTCTGTTTTAAGTGAAGCATTAGCTGCTACTGTCATTGTACTGCCTCCGACATATCAAAGGGTAAGCTTTCTAAGAGATTAGCCAAGGGTGACTCAGCAGTCACTACGTCAAGGCTTGCTCCGTTGTCCTTGAGAAACTTAACAGCTACTGATAGCTCACTTGCTGTTGCTTCTCCACTCATCACACGACTTAGTAACTCTTTCGTCACTTGTTCGTGTAGAGTGTCCATCAGTTGTTTTTCTGTCATCTATCTTTTCTCCACGGTTCTTAGCTGCCTGTTCAGCAGTAGTCTGATTAAACATATTAAATATGTGTGAACTCACTTACTAACACCTTTTATCTTTTCAAAAGTCCTGAGACCAGCCATGCCAAGCATTGCAAAGGTAAGCTCAAGAAGAACATCTGAAGGAACAGTAGGGACTTCTCCCTCTACTCCTGCCATGTTCATACCCCACTGAGCAAAGTTTGCACCAATGAATAACCAGAAGATACCTAGCGCACAAGACCAACCGATTGCTGGTCTCCAGCCAGCGACAAAGATGTTCTTGTGTTTTGCCTCTGTTTGGTTTGTTGCTATCTGAGCTAGGTTAATACTACTAGCGTTCTCTATCAGGGTTTTTTCAATGTCCTGTAGAGCCTTTGCTTTACCATTCTCATCAGGAATAGTCCTATCAATTACCCCACTAATAAGTGGGAGTAGTTGTGGTATTAGAGCAGTTATCATGTTTGCTCTCCTATCTGTTCGCATTTGCTTCCTACAACGTAGGGAGGATAGAACATCTGTGGAACAACGTCTACCATTTCCTGTAGACGCTGCTCACACTGTTGTTCTGTTTTGTACAGACCACGATTGTCTCGTAGTTCTACACAGGGTGGTTCTGCATTAGGCAGCATACTACACACCAGTACCATAGCCTGAAACATTACATAACCTTAGAAAATAACATAGCAGCCAGTGCTACCATAGCAAAGGTAGACCCCATAATCATGGCTTCTAGCCGCCACATACGCTTTTCTAAGCTATCTAGCTTTTCTTTTATGCCATTGTAGCGTTCCAGACAGAGGGCTTCGTGATTATCTAGTTGTGACTGTGTACTCATTAGTCTACCTCAGGCCAGTTATTAATAGGTGCATTACCAGTAGGTATGCCTTCAGCGTCCACAGGAGCGTCATACAAGGCGATAAAGGCTTCATGGGTAGTAACACCGCTAATAGAGGCTTCTATCGCTCCTGAGGCTTCCCTGACCGATTGACGGTATGTTAGGATTTCTGAGGGGATTGCTACATCTGTCTCAGCCTTC